ATTTTAGTAACCAATAGCACCCCAAATAATAAAGGGTTTATTTTACCTACCAACGCAATAGTTTGGGATAGGTTTTATAAACACCCTGTAATGCTAAAAGGTCACCAATGGGAATCAGACCCGTTAGGGCTATGGACTATTAAAATTGTAGGTGATGATGTTTTGGGAATACCAAATTTTAACGAAATAACACCTGAAAGCAAAACAGCAAAACAACTATTTGAGGCAGGTCAATTAACAGCAAGTATAGGAGGTTTTGTTAAGTTCAAGTCAGTTACAAACGCAATGGGTAAAGCTGATTTGTACACAGATGAAAACGGCTATATGGTTGCAGAAAGTTTTGAAGCCTACGAAATTTCATTAGTAACATTACCAAGTAACCAAGATTGCGTACAACTTTCAGCGCACATATACGAAGATACAACTAAGGAGCAAATATCTCAATTCATAACTTTAAAAGCAACTAAAATGGCAGAAAATAATGAGCCAACAAAGCCGACTACAATTGTAGAAAGCGATTCAAAAATTAGCGTAAACGAAGCAGGGGGATTGTTTAAGACTATCCTAGATGCAATGGGCATGAGTAAAATTAAAGAAGCTGATAAGCCTTCAAGTGAAGTAGCAAAACCTAATTCAGAGCCAAGCGGCAAAACAGGATTAGCCGCTAAAATTGATAAGGCTAAGAAGAAAATGGAAAGTGCTAAAGGCAAAGCAGAAGACGCTAAGAAAAAACTTGAAGAAGTACAAAAAAAGATTGCCGAAGCAGGTGACAATGTTTCACCTGAATATAAGCAAGAATTAGAAGGTGCTGAAACAATGTACAACGAATGCTCTATGGCTTACGATGATTCAGCTAAAGTTTACAACGCTTTGGTTGAAGATGAAGACCAAGACGGCATGAGCGCATTAAAAGCAGAACTATCTAGTAGATTGTTCCCAATTAGTAATTTACCTAAATTGAATGTTAAGCCTCAATTAGTAGATAAAACCACATTAAAAACTACAGACGTGAATATTAAAGTAAATGAAACACGTTTTAAAACAATGACTCAGTTGACTGCTTCTAACGATGCACAAGACAAAGCCATTGTTGCTAAGTTCCAAGAAGGATTAGGCGCAGGTAAAGATGATAGGGAATATAAAGTTATAATGACTGCCCTAGCTAGTGACCCTAAGTTTTGCGCTGTTGCAAACGCTTTCAGATTACACAATTTGAATGCAAGCGTTGATATGCAATCTGTGGCAGCTAATCACTACAAAAATAAACCTATTCCAGAACAAAGAGGCGGACAAGATTTGTTATCAATGTTAGCAGCAGTTGATAATGGTAGTTTCAGAGTTGGTTTAGATTCAACTCCTACTGATACCTTCCTTGCAAATCCTTCCACTTATGCAATTGATTTCCTTTCATTAGCATTCTTTACCCTTTATCCTAAAGGAGATTGGAAAAGCGATATACCAACGTTTAACCCTACAATGACTACAGGTAATTTAGGTTTAGTTTGGGCAAACATAGCCGCAAGTCCTTTAGTTTACGTTGGTTCACAGCCTAGCAGCCCTGCCAATTACTCTATTGATGATGATGCAGTTTCAATGACTATGTTGCCTTATTTCTTGCAACCTATGTTGTGGAATAACTACAAAACAGCTGTTCAACGCTACGATGTACAAGGCATGCAATGGGCACAAGCTTTAGACAAGTTTTGGAGTTCAATTGATAGTAATTTGATTACTACTTTCTTAGAGCAAGTTATTGCGGCACCAATATACAGTACTGGACAAACAAACACAACAACAGGAACATTACAAACTGCAATTTCACCAAGCACAAACAACAGTTGGTTGTATTCTCCTAATTACAACGGAACAGTAAATAACCTTGTTTTAAATGATATTTTCAGCGTAGAGCAATTGTTCCGCAAACAAAACTATCGTTTGGATAAAGAAAAAGTTCAAGTTGTAGTTGACCCTACAGGATTGAAAATGTTGAAAACAGACCCAAGCGTACAAACTTTGCTTAACAAGTATAGTACAAATGCAGGGGAAAACAATTTTGCTGCATTGGATTTGAATAGCACCATTATTAAAGAACGTAGCCAAGTAGGCGTACTTTCTAATACAGGTACAATATTAGACCCTACAGGTTCTATACCTTCAACAGCAACAGGGGCAAACCTTGCTTTCATTGCTTCTCAATTAGGTATTGGATTTGGAATGTTTGATGTGTTTGTTCAACAAGACCCAACTAACTACGGCTTAAAACTTTCTTGTGATGCAAGAATGGGAGCAAGCCTAATGAGAAAGACAGGTAACGGAGCAGCGATATTAGGTTACTCAGCAGCTATCTAAAAAAAAAAAATAATTAGGGCGGTTAATAGCCGCCCTTTTCATAACTACTTAAATTAATAATTACAATGAAACTTTTAATTACAATTTTATTATCTATTTCGGTTTTAGCGTCATTCGCTCAAGGTAGAACTTACACGTTAGCACCTACAACACAAGGAACGGCAGTATCAACCAAAAATGGCTACCCTACTAATGTTGGTGATAGCATCGGAATTAGCGACACATTAACCTACATCTTGCCAATTACACACGCTAATACATTAGCAATTGGCGGTCAATTAAATTGGACTAAGGTAGGTGCAGGAACAGCAACAGTAACGGCTAAATACTTCCAAAGCGAAGACAACGTAACTTATACTGCATTGGTTAAAGGTGTTGCAAATAGTACTTATACTAATGCCTACACTTTTGCAGCAACAGATTCTAAAATATTTGACTTCGCAAAAGATACTGTTTTCTTTTCAGCAAGATATTTAAAGATTCAATACATAACATCAAACACGGCAAACGTTAAAGCTAATGCCAATATTTTGATTCGTCCACTAATAAAATAAATAAAATGACTACATCTAGTTTTTTCCCAGCAATAACAGATACACACGTACAAGCTTTAAAATGGAATGTTGCAACTTTTGGTGAAGCATGGTTACATGGTAGCGGCGATATTTTTACAGAAACATATCCTGATCCAGAACACAAAAGCTTTAAAGTTACAGCCGAGATAAACAGCAACAACGCTTTCAATAAGGCTAGTGAAGCATTTTCGCACAGCGCAAGAAAAAAATACAGAAAAGTATATAGAAAAGGCGATGCGTTACCTACAAGTGTATTAGCTATTGAAGCGGAATTGCAAGAAGCTTATAAAGCGGCTCAAACTAAGAAGATTGTAGAAAATCAAACAGTTAGAGAAGTTCCTTTTTTCGACCCTAATGCAGTAGAAGAAGATACTACAGAAAAAAAAAATTAGTTGAACCATTACAATTAACAATAGATGAAACACATAGTAAGTCAATCGGTTCAAAACGACCAAATAGGCGTACCTCAAAGTGAGGACGGCATAGGCTTAATATTCTTTGATTGCCCAACTAATACGGTTGTAACGGGTACGGGTTTTAATTTAGATACACCATATTTAATTACATCATTAGCCGACTTAGTTGCATACGGTTTAACGGCAACTTTTGACACTACCAACGGAACAAGAATTTACCAAGACGTTGCAGACTTTTACACAGAAGCAACAATAGGAAGCTTATTATGGGTAGTAATGACAAACGTTGCAGGTAATTTTAGCGATTACATAGCTACAACCAATGGGGCGCATGATAACTGTATAATTCAAACAGGTGTTGCAGATTTCGCACAAAAAACAAAGATTGTAGGTTATGCTTATAAAGTTCCTACAACGGCTACAACGGGAGCTAATGACTTCCCAACAGATGTAAGCGAAACTATTTCAGCCGCAAAGGTTAAACAAGATACTTTAAGCGGATTGGGCTATAGCTACTATTATATAGTTGACGGTTATGCAATGAACGTTGCAAGAACTCCAGCTACATTAGGTAGTTTATTTCCTTATGCTTCGCCTTTTGGCAGTTTATGTATTACAGGGGTTCACCCTAACGGTGTGAGTGCTATTGGTGCTTATTTGGCTAAACTGTCAAAGATTAGTATAGGCACATCGCCTGGTTTTGTAAATGATGGATTAGGGTTAATTAATTTTAATGATGCCTACCTTACTAATGGGTTGTACATTGCACCAAGCAGCGGAACATTAAGAGCTAATGCCGTTGCTACTGTATTTGGTAAATCAGTTACTATTTCAGCAACTGATGCAAGGGCTGTTTTTGCTCCAGACGTTTCTTTATCTCAAACAGGAAGGAGTGCTTTCGTAAATGTTAAAATTAATGGAAAGAATGTTTATATATGCCCAACTATTTCAGTAGCAGATGGAGCAACGCAAACTACTGTAGCAACGGCATTAGCTGCTTCTATAAATTCATATACAGGATTTTCGGGATATACTGCAACAAGTACAGGAGTTAACCTAACTGTTATAGCTCCTAATGGAACAGGTGCTTTATACAATGGGTATTTAGTTCATTATCAAATATACGGCGGTGGTAGTAATATTGAAATGAATTACAACCTTTCAGGAGGAAGTTCCGCTACATCTAAAACTACTGAATCTGATTGGAGTGTTGTTTATAACGGTGTAACTTACAAATATGGTGATTCATTTACCGTTGTTTCGGGAGTAACAACTTATACAGGTAATTTAGGCGGGTACGTTATAGAAAATGTTACAAGCATTAAAAACCTAACACCTTCTAACAAATCAGGCACAGGCGATATTGACCTTTTGGGCGCAAAACAATATCTATTTATTAGAACTTTTGCAGGTAGCAATGTAAGCGGGTTATATTGGAATGATGGGGCTACTTGTGAAGATTACAGCTATACAATAGTTGAAGCACCACAAGTAAGGGTTGCCAATCATTACCTAGACGCTGCAAGAAGTTTCATAATTCGCAAGTCTATAAATGCTCAAGTAATTACAGATGCAGCAGGTAATGTTTCACCCGTTTGGGCATCGCCACTACAAGCGCAATTTGCAAAACTGTACTTTGAACCATTGGCAAATGGTACAGGCACAGGGGATATAAATAGCGGAACACTTGTAATAACAGGGGTAAACTTTAAAACAACAAAAAAACTCGATTATACAATTACGATTAATCAAAATCAAACTTGTTGGTCAGTTGATTCTACAATCACATTAAACTAATTACATAATGCCTAATTTAGAATACTTAATTGAAACGGGCGCAGAAAGTCAAATTTCTGTTTTGTTTCCCGGTGGCACTCCTTATTTATTGCTAACAGCAAAAGACTTTGACGCTTCCGACAAAGTAGGCGTTGAAACTATCTTCGCTGTTGGTAATTCTACTGCAATTGCTTTAAAGAAAAACAACTACGAGTATAGCGGTTCATTTACTTTACAAAGTGGCGAAGTAGCTGCATTATGCACAGCATTAGGGGTTGCATCATTAGTGCAAGGTGCTGAACTTGACAGCTTAATGAGATTTGGAATTAACGTGAAATTTGTTGAACAATATTTAAATGTGTACATAGGTAGTCAAGACACAACAGTTGGCAGCCAAGCAAAAGAAACACCAGTTAAAATTGCTTTTATGGCGAGAACTAAAAAATAAAATATGATTCAATTTACAGTAAAATATCATGCAGAAGTGCCAAAAGTGGCAGCAGGTGGTAGTCAAGAATTGGTAAAAGAATTGGTTAATAAAGTCCTAACATTTAAGGACTTAGACCAATACGATGAAAGTCAAAATTCTATTCACTTTGCATGTGAAGGGTTAATTGGTATAAGCGCAGATGGCAATTTAAAAGCAGATCCAGAAACGGTTATGTATATAGCTAAAATTGCAATCAATAACATGTTTATTGAAACAGCAGAATTTACTAAGGTTGATTTATTGCAGTTTAAAAAAGATGGTTTTGCGTTTGCAAGGTGGGGAACTGAATTTATTACAAAACATATTATCCCTTTTTTTCTAAAGTCAGGGCTATTGGAGAATTAATAAGCAACGACCCCAAACAAGCTGAAAAGGCATTAATGGCACAAGATAGCGTTTTTGTAATGAAAACTCTATTTCGTGCCTTTTTGCATTTAGATAAACAAGAGTGCGACAATATGCCAATAGGAAAGTATTATGACTATAAAATCATGCTAAACGTATATTTGGGCTTACTTCATTTACCTTACAAAAAAGACTAACAAATGGCAGATAAATACGGTTTTACCATTACCACCACAGATGAGGCAAGTGGTAAATTGCAAAAAATACAGGTAGAGATAAATAATACTGTAAGCGTTGCACAAAAAGCAGGGCAAGAAATAAGTAGAGGGCTTGAAAGTGCAGGGCATAGTGCAGGATTTTTAGAATCACAATTTAGCCATATTGGGGCAACTATTGCAGGTGCTTTTGCTTTGCATGGAATTAAAGAATTTGCTAGTCACATTTTAGAAGTTACCCAAGAGTTTGAAGGATTTGACAATAGAATTAAGTTTTCCGCAAATAGCATTTTAGATGCAGGACAAAATTTAAATTTTCTTAAAACACAAGTAGAAAGCTTAAATCTTCCAGCTAAGAATATATACGAAGGTTTTAGCGAAATGGAAATGGGATTAAAAGGAACGGGCATTGAGGGTAAAAAGTTAAGAGATTTATTTGAAGGAATGAGCTATGCAGGAGCTGTAGGGCACGTTAGCGATGCAAATCTTTCAAGAATACTTTACGACTTCAAGGAAATAGGCGAAAGGGGTTTAATGAAAAGATACTTTGCAAGTTTATCGGGAACATTGCCCAACTTTGGTAAAATTGTAAAAGATGCTTTTGGTAAAGGTTATGAGGAACTAGTTGCCGAAAAAATGAGCGGAACAAAGTTTTTGGAAGTTATTGGTCCCGCAATGAAAAAGAATTTTGAAAAAGGGCTAGACCAATGGAATGAAAGTTTGCAAGCTAGACAAAACCAATACAAAAACAGCCTTACCGATTTATTTTTAGGCATAGGGGCTAAATTAGAGCCTACTTTTAAATCAATGTTTACAGGTGCAACAGAATCTTTAAAAGGTATAACGCAATTTGTTAAAGGTATTGATTTAGGTAATTTATATAAATGGGGTAAAACATTAGCAGAAATTGCTTTAGCGTTTGGTGTTTTAAAAGTAGCCACAATAGGCTATAATGGAGCTTTAGCCATTTATAATACTTTAGAAGAAATAGCAATTTATAGAACATTAGCTTTAGAAAGCGGTCAGGTAGGATTAGCAGCAACAACAACAGCACTTACAGAAACATTTGTAGGATTAGAAGGGGCTTTAGCAACTATAGGCGCAGGCGCAGCAGTATTTGGGTTAATAAAACTTGCAGAATATTTTAATGATATTCAAAAAAACGTTGAAAAAGCGGCTGAAGCAATAGGAAATTTTAATAAAACTGATGAAGCGGCTAAAAGTTTACAAGACAGATTTAAAGATGTTAAATTAAGCTATGATAGTTTTACTAGAGACTTACAAAGTAAAGATAGCAATATTGCAAATGATGCCAAAGAAAGAGCTAGTAAATTTTTGGGAGATTTGCCAACTACAATTGAAGATTATAAAAAAAGCATAAGTGAATTAAAGACTACGCAAGAAGAACAGTTAAAAGAACTTAAGAATAACCCTAATGTTTTTTCAAATGCAACCGCTGGAGGTTCGAGTATTGGGGATTTTGGTTCTGACCCAACAATAGGTGGTGGTGGGGAAGCTTTTGTGACAGGATATGGGAAAAAATTAGCAGACAAAGCAGAACAAACTAAAAAAGACTTAGATGAAAATACTAAGCAACTAGGAGAACTAACTAAAATGTTAGATGCTATTAAAAAACTAGGTATAAAAGGAAGTGCAGCAGGTACTGAAAACAATAACCACACAGCCGCCGACAGCATAGGAGTTTTAAGCGGCGCAAATGGTGGATTAGATAAAGCTAAAATAATTAATATCAAAGTAGATACCATGCAAAAGATAGGTCAAATTACAGGTATAGATGACTATAGAAAAGCTACTACAGAAGCTATTGACACAATGATAAGAATGTTTAATAATATTTCAAATGGTTCAGCCGCAACAGTTTAAATATGGCAAACGAAATAGATAATTTTGAAAAAGCTTTAAAAGGTAAAATACCTCAAACAGCTATATTAGTTTCAGAAGTTGGTGTATTAGCCGCTACTGCAATTATAAATCAAGAAAAAGTAGAATTAAATAGGAATAAAAAGCAAGTTGATGACTTTCAAAAGGACGTTAATAAAAAAGTTGTAAAGGTTCAATTAGAACAAGATAACATAGGCGCACCTACGGACGTTGCTATAGTTAAATTAGTTCCCGTTAGCGATTTATTAAACACCCCTTCATTATGTACAATAGGGGCGCAGGTAGTAACAGAAACGCAAGTAGAAACACTAGAAAATGGCGAAACAATTAGCTACCCCGTTCAAAGAATAGTAGGCGGTGTAACATTGCCAGCCGATGTTAATATAGAACCCGAATTTGAAAAGTATATTATTGTAGATAGCATTTTAAACGGTTCACCAGTAACAGAATATGTAGGTAGAAAAGCAACTAGATTTACAATTAACGCTACATTTAGGGCAGCATATACCAATGGGCAAATAAACGCAAACGATTTATCTAATAATATTTTTCCTCAATCATTATTAGAGGATTTTTTTCAGCAAGTATTTCAGCCTAATGGCAGCATATCAATACAAAATAGTATTTTAAACGGGTTAGGCATTACAAATATTATTGTTACTAAGATGAAGCCTAAATTTACAAATGGCAGTTATAATATAGGTTTAACATTAGATTGCTACGAAGATGTTGCAGGAAGTTCACTTTTATTAAGCTAATACTATGCACTTTATAGGTCACACAAACGTATATATAAATGGTGTTAATGTGGTAGATGTTTGCGAAATAGACTACGAACATGAATGTAGTAATATCGGCGCAACATTGAACATTAAACTGCCATTATTAGTAAGAATAAAAAACACTAATACAAAATATTCTACATTATCACAAGTTAAGGTAACAGAGGAATTTAAAGTAGGCGATAATGTACAAGTAATATGCAACTATGAAGGTTATAATGATGTAACTGTTTTTAATGGATTTATTCGTGATTTTGGACAAGGT